ATTTTATCAAGAAATGTCAAAAGCCTGCAAAGCGCCTGTTTTGCGGGCTTTTTTGGACTCCGAATGTTCAGGAGGTAGATAAAGTGTGTCAAAACTCTGCCCCTTTTTTGCCCCTCGAGGGGCAGAGATTTTGCCCCTTAAGGGGCAGGATTCTTGCCCCTCACATTTTCCCCCAAAAATAAAGCAAGATTTATAAGATAAGAAGAAAAGCCTTTACTCTCCTGAGGGGCAACTCGCGGGATTGTAAGGGCTTTTCTTGTCTATG